ATGTGATTCTCTCCACTCTTTGTCGATTCTTGAATGAAGAAGTCCATTCTCAACAATTACTTTATTAAGGTCAATGTTTGGAATCTCGATGTAGTTAGTATCTCTGTAGTAATCATCTTGGTCTATAAGTTCCTTAAGTGACTCTTGAAGTGATTTGTCTGTCTTTACATCAAGACTTGATTGACCATCAAGTGAACTTGCAGAACCACCAGTTTGAAGTTGTGCTGGTTCTTGAGGTGTATCTCCTTTGGTCTGAGTCTCCTCTGTCTTTACCTCTCCACCTTCTGATTCACCATCTTTCTCATCTGCTCCTTCTTGTGAATCTGATGGACTATTATCAGATGAATCACTTGAACCAAATGGAATACCTTGTGGTTCAGCATCATCTACTTTCTCTTGCTTTCTCTTCTCATCATTTGCCTTACAGAAATCGTGTAAGTCTTTTGATACTTCTAATACATCTTGGAATGTTTCACACTGATCGATTCTTGCAACAAAATGCTTCTCTTCAATAGAAAAATCAATATCAATGAAGTTACCTAACTTGAAGTGAAGATTGATACGATCAGGTAGAGTCATCTCATTTACATCTTCATCTTCTAACTTGAAGAAATCATCTTCATGTAACTCGTTGTATCCACGATAGAAACACTTTGCAAGTCCACCATACTTACGCTTCATCAACTTCTCAATACGAGCATCTTCAACCACATTCACGATGCCTGGTGAGATTTGATGATCTACCCACCACTCCTCATCAGGTGTGAATAATGCGTGGCCAACTTCATGACCCACTAGCATATCATAAACTAGACTACTTGCTTTCTCCCAACAAGGTAGTGTAAGAACACGGTCATGGACATTGAATGATGCTGTCTCTACATGCTTGTGCTCAACAATAAGGTCTTCAGTAGCAAGTAATTTAGCGAGTTGTGATTTGATTTCGTGGTTGACGTTCATTGGACTTTCTTATCTTATACCCCTATGATACTCCAAAACCCTCCGCTTGGAAGGGTTTAGTAGACACTTTAATAACTGTCCACGTCGTTTTCTTGCTTGACGTAGTGCTTGTGGTTTGAGGTGGCGTTTCTGTTCCTTCTTGGAATGATGCTGCCAATTAGGGACTTTCATTGTTCTAAGTAGTAAGTTTACTGAATCCTTTTATCTTATCAAATTTTAATATACTATCAAACTTGTCAACCAATTCATCTGTCTTATGTGATATGACAAATACATTTGCATCGGTTACATTATATTTAATAATTCTAGTAAAGTAATCAGTTCCAAAGCCATCAAGTGAACTATCAAATATCTCATCAAGTATCAACAAGTTAGTGCTAACAGAGTTTTTCATCTTAGCAATATCTCTCCAAGTAAAAAGAAGAGATAAGTCGATACGCATCTTTTCACCTTCACTAAAGGACTCATAACTAAAGTCTTCGTGAACTGGTGACTTAATACTTTCTTTAAACTCTTCATCTAATGAAAAGTTGATATAGAAATCCATCAACTGCAGATACTTATTGATCTGTTGATTTATTAGTGGGAGATATCTTTTAATAATTTTTGACTTGACTCCACCATCTTTCATCAAAGAATGTGCAAAGTCATGATATGCATTCTTTTCTTTGAATTCAGATTGTTCTTTTTGGAGGTCTTCGAGTTGTGATAGTAGAGTTTCTAACGCATGTTTCTCAGCAGTTCTATTTTTAAGTTGTTCGGTAATTGTTTGAATTTCTTGTTCGAGGTCTCTAGATTGATTTTCAAGTCCAGAAATCCTTGTATTGGTTTTAGAAATTTCATGCGTGAGTTTCGTGGCCTCCGAGGATAGTTTTTTAAAAGTTTGCTCTCGTTCTTCTTCGAGTTTGATGGCAGACTCCAGTTCTTCGTAACCCTTTTTGAGTTCTTTTGCCTTCGATTCTGCCTCGTTAATTTTATTTAACCGAAACGATTCTTCTATATTTTGGGTGCATGTAGGGCATGTTACATTTTCACTAAAGAACTTATGTTCCTTGGTAATGTTCGATACTTTATTGGACAATTTACCTTTTAAGTTACCTAATTTTCGTAACTTTTTGTTAGAATTTGCAAACGATTCCATGTCGTCATTGATACTTTTTAATTTTTTATCAGTATCTTCTATAATTTGACGATGAGTTCCAATCCCAACGAATATATTTTCTAACTTTTGCTTCTTCTTATTAATGTCTTTTCGACCAGTTTCCTCCAAATCACTAATAAATGACTTCTGCATATCTATTTTTTCTTCAGTTAAGTCTTTTTTAATTGTAAGTTCTCGTATTCTTTCATTCGTAGACCTAACTCTTTCTCTCAATAGTAATCCCATTGCGGAAAATATCTTGATGTCTAAGATGTCCTCAATGACCTCTCTGCGGTTCGGTGCGTTCAATTGCATAAAAGGGACAAATGATGCACTACCTAGAACTACAATCTGTGTGAATGACTTATAATTTAACTTTAATACATTTTCTTCTAACCACTTCTGCTGATCATTCACAGCAGAGTTTTGATTTAAAAGTTCATCATCTCTCCATATTTCAAAAACATTTGGTTTAATTCCACGAACTATCTTCCAATCAAAATTTGATGTTGCAAATTCTATTTCAACAGTGCAATCCTTTTCGTTTGCAGCATTAACTAACTGAGACTTTGTAATCTTACGAAAAGGTTTATTAAACAAAGAAAAAGTAAGAGCATCTAGAACAGTACTTTTACCTGTTCCATTTGTTCCTACTATTAAGTTAGTTTGTGCTTTTGTAAAGTCAATTTCAGTAAAATGGTTTCCTGTAGATAAAAAGTTACGCCATCTTATCTGTTTGAATATTATCATAATTTATTGGTGGAATAACAAAATCATCAGGTTTAATAATGACATATCTATAATTATACTTGTAACAGGCAGAAATTGCAACCTCTTCTTCAACTTCTACAACACTCATTTCTGGATAGTCTTCTGCTTCAAGTAAACCTGCATACCTCTCAGCATCATCTTCCTTTAGAAAGAGATACAATGCTCTTTCTCCATCTGGGTCTGTGACAGCATACGCTCCCTCTCCCTCTTGTCCTGATACAGTTAAAACATACATTAGTCTAGTTCGCAGGCTTGTTGGTAGACCTCCTTCATTAAGTTCTTTACAATTTCTTTGCTTAAATCAAAATCCGAGTCTTCAATATATTTATTCAAAATTGTTAACGTGTCTTCACCCTCATCTTTTGAAAAATCTACCTCTTCATCATTGAGTGCAAAGTTTTCTACAACTTTAACATCAATTGCTCCAATCTTAATTATCTTATCAACAAATTTTTCAAACTGTAGTTGATTTGATTTTCTACGAACAATAACTTTTACAAATTTATCTTTAAATTTATTTGCATTAAACAAAGTTGGATTTGTATCATCATAGTAAACTTTTTCAAAGATTGTATAAGTATTCTCAATAAATTCAAAATCATAAGTCTCTGTATCAAAGATATGAAACCCTCTTCTATCATTTACATCATTCCAATACATTTCATATGGATTACCTAGATAGAAAAATTTACCATCATTTGAACGAGTATGATAGTGTCCAGAGAATACAGTTTCAAATTTATCAAAGAATGACTTAGGCATTCCATGTTCCATCACAAATCCTCGATGTGCTTGAAATCCATTTATTTCTAAATGTCCAAATGCAACTTTAGATTTTGTGCGACTAATTTTAGTTTTTGTTTCTTCATAGTTATCAGAACAAATCCAAGGTATCATAAAGAAACTTGACTTACCAATCTTATATGAGTCAGGAGAAGAGATTGAAACTATATTGTCATAGTCCTCTAGTAAAGATTCAACTGCATTGATTTTATTTGTATTTTTATAATACACATCGTGATTTCCAACCAACTGATATACTTTAACTCCTAACTTTTGGAATCTATCATATACATTTTTCTTTGCCCAGTTTAAAGACCAAAAATCAATATTCTTTCGATTATCAAATGCATCCCCCA